GCCACGGCCTCAATTATCGTTAGACGGGAACAAGAAAAAGTGGAAAATTAGAGGTCTGATTGTGGGAAGTAGTTGTCTAGGCTGTTCCCGGTGGTCCTGTTGCTGGCGGATGGAATATTACTTTTTTGCGAGTGTCTTGGCGGTGATCCGTGAGAGTTTCCAGATGTACCACGTAATGTATCCATTAGCGAGCCATGCGATTGCTGTTACTCCGTTTAATCCCGTCAGGCCTGTGTATGTGGTTATGAAGCCGATCAGGATGCTAATCAAGGCTGTGTAGATCAGGTTTTCAACCTTAAACTGTTCAGGGCTCGTTTTGCTTGCGTACCCGGCTAGGCAGGTGATGAATGCGATGAGGAAGCCCATTGGCGTTGCGATGCCAAGTGCGTAGACGGCTTGGATGGCGCCGTACTCCATTGGAGGCGGAACTTCTGTCGCATTCTCGGTCTGTGCAAAGGCGGACGCAGCAAACATTATGAGGGTGAATGCCAAGACAAGGGCAAGAGCAACTTTCTTGTATTTCGTGCTTTTCACCTCCTATTGCTTTACGGTTATATTCCTATACTGTTATGCCGATTGTCTGAGCCCAAGCAAGGTCTTCTTTTGCTTTGGTGAGTTTTTTGAGGGCATTCTGTCTGCTGCATGTTATGCTTGGTGGATCTATGCCGATTCTGCGAGCTATTTTGTAGTCGCTTAAGCCCTCTTTCGCCTTTAGGTGTAGAATCTGTTTCTCTCGGTCTGTGAGGCTCATAGCAGTCTCCATTTCTGTTTATAGGTATATAATTGCCTTATTATCGCAAACGCAATAATAATTGCTTTTTGCCAGCGTTTACATTGGTGTTTTGGAGCTTCATTTGCCCAGTCAGAAACGTCCGAGAAAGCCGCGGAAAGATACTTCTGAGACTTATGGTGTTCGGGGAGCTGGCGCCACGAGTGCCATGGCAGACTTTGGGCAGCCAATTAACCTACAGGATCTTCTTTTTGCGATCAAACGAGAGCCTGTAGCTAATCGATTAGTCTTTCAAGTTGCACATGACATTTTTGATAAGTGGTTCCGGGTTGAAGATCTCGCTGAGAAGCCGGATCCGAATTTTGATAAAGTTGTCCAGAAGGCTCTCAACGGCCTTTCTGCTAAGAGTGTTTTCAGTCAGATGGCTGCTTTTGAGCGTTGCTTCGGCTGGGCTATAATAGCCATGACTTTCGTGGATTTTGGCGAAGATATTAGTAAGCCAGCGAAGAATGTGAAGGGAATTCGTGAACTTTTTGCTTATGCTGGAGAGTTGCACTTCGCAGTCCAGACGTCGGATGAAGATAAGGACAAGAAGAGTTCGCGATGTGGCTTGCCTGTCTGGTATACGCTTAACAGCATTGGCGGAAGTCAGGTTAAGCTTCATTTTTCGCGTGCGATTCACTCTGCAACTCGGCTCTTAGATCACCAGTACAAAGGTCCTAGTGTGCTTGAGCCAGTCTATGATGACATTACGGTTTTGCGTAACGTGCGGTGGGGCTTAGGCCAGACGATATTTCGGATTGGCGGCGGCTTTCCAGATGTTACTGTGAAAGGTGGAGATAAGAGGAAGCTTGATGCGCTTGAAGCCAGCCAGCAATGGAAGAACGTTAATGCCAGGTCTCACTTTTTGCACGATGAGAAGACAACTTTAGAGTTTAAGGGCGTTGCCGGCAAGGCATTGAATCCCGAACCGTACAATGCGATTATCATGGAGAGTATTAGTTGCGGTTCTGGCGTTCCTACTCCAACGCTTCGAGGCGTCCAGGCAGGAGCTGTCACGGGTTCGGAGACGAACCAGCTTGACTACGCGAAGATCGTGAGCGATGCGCAAGGCCGCCATGAACCCGAAGTACGTCAACTAATCGATCTGTTAATCGAGTGCGGCCAGATCCAGACGAACGTGAAGGACTATCGGTTCATCTGGAATAGTCCGATGGAGCTTACGGAGAGTCAGAAGGCTGCTGTTGAATTGCAGTTGGCTCAAGCGCGAAATCTGAAAACTGGTTGGAAGACTCTTGACGAGATACGCGTTGAAGAGCATCTAGAGCCATTGCCGAGTGGCGCTGGTAGCGTAGTTTTGGGTTTGAAGAAAGCTGAGAGTCCGCCAGGGCAGGCTGGGGATGAGATGTTTTTGCGTAGAATAGTTTCACGGTTATGGAGGAAAAAGAAAATTGAGAACAATTCGAGTAAGCAAAGCTGAGTTTGACGCATCGAAGAAGATTCGAGAGACCGACGACGAACTGATAGTACCTACGATTTTCACGCGAGAAGCTATATTGCCTTTCGACAAAGGCAAGGGTTATAGATCTGCGAGTGAGCTCAAAGACGCTGCGTGGACACTCGAAGGTAGTTGGATAGTAGGCTTAGCGCATATTGACACTATCTTCGTTACTGACAGACTTGATATCCGCGGCAGGGCTCAAGATGTGAAGTTCTGCGATGAGATCAATGCTGTTATCGGTGATAGCCACTTTTTCAAGGCAAAGTGTGATCCAGCATACTTAGCGCGCCTCAAGAAAGGCGACTTGAGTGACGTCAGTGTCTCATACTATAATAACGAAGTTTTCCAGTCTGGCAAGTTCGGTGATGAGCCCTACGATTTTCAGCAGAAAGAATTCATGTTCGGTCATATTGCTGCAGGAGTGCCTGAAGGCCGTTGTCCGAGTCCGTTCTGCGGCATGTCAGTCGATGCTTTACTGAGAGTGAGGAATAAGGATCCTGAAGAGACTGAGAACTACATTCACCTTCCTGTCAGAGATAAAGGCCTATTCACTGAGTCGATGCGGACCATAACGCTGAGCGAGAAGGAAGGTATTCTAGCGGTTATTGGTAAGCTGAAAGAGGATCCTGAAGGCTCTACGAAGATCCAGAAGTATCTTTTCAAGAAAGACAAAGATTGGACGATGGAGAAGGCTCAGGCTTGGGTTAAGGAGCACAAGGACAGGTTTGATGTTGCTGAAGATCTGAATGCTGAAGCTTTGAAGGCGAAGATCCAGGAATTGTCGATCCAGCGGGAAGCTATCAGAGAGAAACTGTGGCCGACCCCGCAAAGGTTGGCTCCTGACGTGGAGAAGAAGCTTCAGGTTGACTTGTCGGTGTTGGATAGTGAGATCCAGGCGCTCACAGAGGTTTTGGCCCACAAACTTGCTGGCGTAAAGGTCGATTGTAAGGGTTGCAGTGCGTGCAAGGGCGGTAAGGCTGGAAAGGATGGTGCTGATGTCTCCAGTACTGACGCCAAAGGCGATTCTCAGGGTTGCAGCGAGAGTGTGGATCCGCAGGCTCAGGTTGACCGTTCAAGGCAGCTTCTGAAAAGTCCCAGGTTTAGGTAAACGCCCTGACGGGCTTAACAGATTTGTCCAGGGATGATTGGGCTCGCGACCACGACGGCGCGTTAGAAGTAGTAAACTCCGTTTCGGAGGAAAAAAAGCATGACTGAAGATGAAAAAGGTGGGTCTAAGGAAGGCAAAGGCGCCGCTGACTCTAGTGGTCAGGGTGCTGAGCTGACGAACAAGATTGCAAAGATGTCAAATGATCAACTTAGAGCTGAATACGTTGCGATTAAACAGCAGGACGAGAAGAAAGATGGCATGATCGCTGACTTGACGAAGCAACTCAAGGAAGCAAATGATGTCCTGGAAGGCCAGGAGAAGCAGAAGTTCATTGGCGAAATCTTGCCACGAGCAAGATTCAAGACTGAAGACCTTGCTAGCATGAGTGTTCCTGAGCTCAAGAATATTCGTGCTACATTGGATCAGGCTGTACTGCCACAGGTTAACAGTGTTAGGTTTGGCGTTCCGTGTCTTGATGATAGAGCTGATAACTTGACTGTTGGCGATCAAAGCGTTGTCACTGCGCGAAGGCGTAAGCAGGGAGCTGCGTAGTTATGCCGCAAGGACTTGTTAAGTCCGCTAATCAGGTCATCGTAATGGGTGACCCGTTGCGGGTTGAGTATGAGATTGGGGCTGCTGCTACGCCTGCGAAGATGCTTCCTGGTAGAATTGTGATCTTCGATGGAGACGGTACTGTGAAGGAAGCTGGCGCGAAGGCTCACGGTATTGTGGGCTTCTTGGATGTGGCTCCGGATAAACTTGAGGCTACTCCGTATGCTGTCGGAGAACAAGCAATGGTTGTCAAGGGCAGGTGCATAGCGAAGTTGACGTTGTTGGCGGCTGAGAACGTGACTCGTGGCGACAGGCTTACTATTGCTGCGGATGGCAAGGTTGCGAAGCTTGCAGTGGGCGCTTTGGGCGCACAGGGCGACATTATTGGACAAGCCGAAGAATCTAGCAACGTGACTGTTGACGCTGAGATTCTTGTGGACTGGAATCTGACGCCTGAGAATACTACAGCGAGCTAGGATCTGTGGTTTTGTATGCAAGGTTTGAGACGTGTAGGAATGGATACGGGTCAACTTACGGATGAGGAAATGCGGTATATCGACACGCGAAATTAACCTTGGACCTTAGCCTTTTAGGCTGAGAAGTGAGGGTTGACCGCAAGCAGCCCTTGTCCTTGGTCGCCTTGCAGGAACGTGCATTGTCGAAACCGCTGTCCCCGTCTTAGTCGGTAGGAAGCTGTTTCCAGTTTTCAGGCTTCCACATGCAGGATACACTACTGTTCGCGGTTACAAGCGCACGAGCAAGAAGCAAGCACGAATAAGTTTACATGGCCAGGGAGGCAGCAAGGACCGCACGGAACATGCCGGTTTCGACATTACCGTTCCGGTAATCGATAGCGACTTCACGTTGTACTGGCGCGATGTTTTGGCATCGAGAAACGGCGGATTGCCGCTTGAGACAAGCGAGATCGAGGATGCAACGAGACAGTGCGCGGAAGAGGAAGACAAGTTGCTAATCACCGGCGAGTACACGGGATGGGGAGCGTTGGGCGTTGAGGGTTTGGCTACTGCAACAGGCAGAAATAGTCAGGCAAGCGCGGGCGCGTGGCCTGCAAATTCTCTCACAGACATTAGTGCTGCCATCGGAAAACTTGAAGCGTCAGGGCATTATGGGCCGTACGCTGCGATCTTGAGAAGTACATGGTTTGCAAAGCTCAGAGGACTTATCGCAAGTACAGCTGTGTTCTATCTCGAAAAAGTGAAGGAGCTGGTGGCAGACGGCATTTTCGTGAGCGACAGCTTATTCACAAGCGCAGGACTGACAACGAACGCGTTAGTCCTTGAAGCTAGCCAAGAGAACTTTGAGTTGGTAATCGGCCAGGACATGACGACATTCGAACAGCAAGATAAGGACATGAACCTTCGAGGCAAGGTTTTCGAAGTTGTTGCGCCGCGTATCAAAAGACCCGCTTCTATTTGCGAACTAACAGGGCTGACTTGAGCGGCGCCAAGGTAAGCCCTTACTTTCTCTCTTTCCCCCGCTTTCTTGGGGTTCTAAGCAAAATTACGGTAACAAGGAACTGGAAAAGGAGGCGAAAAGGCACGAAATTCAAGTTGAAAACGGGCAAAGGCAGCGTCAAAAGCTTCACGGACTCGAAGGGATTAGTCCATTTGCCAGGCGACATTATAGACTTACCTGCGAGCTATAAGGGCGAGAAGTGGCTCCAGCAAGTCATCGCAGACGAACCTGTTGTGGCAGCACCCACCAAGGTTGAGCAAGCTTCCAGCGTCGGAGATCCGACAATTCCTGAAGGTGAGGAAGCGCCTAAGCCCGAAAAAAAGCGGAAAATGAAGCCGTGAGAGTTCTAGTTGGGGTTCCGAGTCTCCGTGAAGGCGACCGTTTTTCTAGTTACCGAGAGGATGTTCTGTCCTGCATTAAGAAAGCCCTTGTGGGTATTGAGTATGTTATTTTCGTAACTCCTCCAACGATCTTGCGAGATATACCTGGGATCGTTGATCGGGAAAACTTGCTTATCGATAAATGCGTCGGTGAAGGTTTTGATTATCTCTGGATTGTCCAGGCAGATGTCGAAGTGCCTATAAACGCTTTTGAGAACCTTCTAGGGCTCGGCGTCGACGTGGCGCTTGGCGTAGTCCCGCGGCACGATGATATCGGTGCATTCATCTGTGGATTCATGGATGAACAGAAGAAGGTCTGGTATCTTCCGCGCCAGGCTATTGCTGGCCAGATTGTTTCGGGCTGGGTTTTTGCATCTGGCTGCATATTGATTAAGAGAAGAGTGCTTGAAGCTGGAATTCGGTTCCGCTGCGAACAGGGAGTCGGCGAGGATATCCTTTTCGCATTTGACGTGCAGAGCTCAGGGTTTGAAGCGAAAGTTGATGGTCATGTGGTTTGTGGCCATCTTCCAGAGTGGCCTCTTCATTCTGCATTAGGAGTCATGGCTCCCAGTTATGGCTTGCTTGATGTTGGTTGCGGGCACCGTCCGAAGGGCGATGTGAATGTTGACCTTTACCCGGAGGCCTCAGCTCACAGGTCTGCAGACCAAAGGGTGAATGATGATGTTGCTTTGCATGTCCACGAGATTCCGAACTTCGTCAAAGCTAAAGCTCAAAACCTGCCTTTTCGAGACCGTGCATTTCGCAAGTTGTATTCATGGCATCTAATTGAACATCTTCCGAACCCAGAACTTTTTCTCGAAGAGGCAACTCGCGTTACTAACAATACGATCATAATTTTCTGTCCGAATGGCGATCCAAACTGGGCTTATGGGCGTGAAGCTTATGGGGAAACTAAACCACTTCACGTTTATCGACTAACGCGAGAATGGTTTGAGGAGAAGCTGAAGGCTTTTCCGGGTTGGGATTGGTCCGTAACATTCAGCAATAGCCAGGGCGATCCTTGGGAGATCTTCGTGGAAGGCGAGAGGAGGGTTCTCGTTGGGTGAGGATCCTCGTGAGGTTCTGAAGCGAAGTCAAGATCTCCTGCGAGCCCTTAAGGAGAATCAAGAGTCCAAGAAGCTCCTGGAGATCCTTCCGCAAGGACACGGTTCAGGCCTTAATGCGGATACTGTTGACGGCTTGCATGTTGCGGAGATCTTGGCGAAGGCTAAGGGCACTGGTGGCGGTCCGGGTGCGGGTGCTGGTTCTGGCGATATGACTAAGGCTGTTTATGATACTGATGGTGATGGCGTAGTCGATAATTCTGAGAAGCTTGAGGGTAGCACGAAAGCGGAGGTTCAGGATCATGCAGCCAAAGAGCATGGTGATGAAGCTCACAGCTTGGCTTATGCGTTGTCAACTGAGCTCGCGGATCATGAGGGAGCAACCACGGGGGTTCATGGTGTTGGCGCTGGCACAGTTGCCAAAGTTGGCGATATCGCAGTTGACGCGAACCTTTCTGCTGCGGCTCAGGATGCAGTCTCGAAGAAGCATGCTCAGAATACAGATACAGATCTTGAGGCTACTTTTGAGGCGACATTTGAGAAAGTTGCTCGTAAGGATGCTGCGAGTGGGTATGCTGGGCTTAGTGCAGCTTCGAAGCTTGCTGTTGGACAGATGCCAACGGGCAAAGTGGATAAAACTCTAACTTTCAGCATTAGCGGTACTCTTATGACGGGGCAGAAGAAACAGCGTCTTGTTGCTCCATGCGACATTTCGCTCTTGAAGGTTAGGCTTGTGGCGGATACTGGTCCTGTCGGTGCAGATTTGATTATCGACATCCATAAGGGCACGGGTGCAGGGACCACGATTTTTTCGACTCAAGCTAACAGGCCGAAGATTCTGAACGGCGCCAAGACGGGCGTAAGTGTGGCGCCAGATGTCATTGCCATAAGTGAAGGTGACGAGTTTAGCGTTTATGTCGATCAGATTGGCTCAGGAACAGCAGGCGCAGATCTCAGCATAGAGTTGATCGGTACTCAAACGGTGGCGTTCAGCTAATGCCAATTACGTTTATTGGATGCGACAAATATTCAGAAAATAATCCAGAAAGTGGAGCATTCACACTTCACGCCGATGCACAAGCGGGCGACATCGCCATCTTTTTCTGGTATACACGAACATACACCAAAACCATTACACTTGATCCAGCACAAGCAACTCCAATGCATACCCTTTACAATACGTCATCCAGTGGAAGAGGAAGACTTTTCATAGGATGGGTTCTTGTAACACAAATATCATTAGATAGTCACGAAACTTGGGGTTGGACTTCTAGTACCGTAGCAAACTCCACAACAATATGGGGAGCAAGTATTTTCCGCGGCGTACATCCAACAGCTCCAGTAGACATCGATTCTGGAACACCTGCATACTGGGATAACGCGGAAGACCCTGATGCACCAGCAGTAACAACATTAACGGATAACGCTTGCGTAATCCCAATTTTCGGAAAGAACAACGATTTCACTTCCATCGCTGTACCAACTGGATATGCTTCTGCTGGCGAAAAAGCTGAAACTTTGGGTACAGACGCAAGTGCGGGTGCAGCATACAAAATAGTTGCATCACATGGAGAAGAAAATCCCGATGCATGGGACTTGTCGGGTGGAGCATCAACAGACGACGGACTTGTTTGGACTGGTGCCCTTAAACCATCTGAGGAGATTCCACCTGCAGAGGAAATGCTTGTTCAGGTGATGTAAAATGCGTGGCGAGAACAAGCGTGGGAAGGTTCGGGTTCAGGTGACTATCAGCGGGAAATTGCATGAAGAAATGAAGTTTATTGAGGCTGAAGAGTTGAAGATCGCTGAAGCGGAGGATCGGAACGCGCCGTGTTGGAGTAATGTTGTTGAGATGTTGGCGAGGAAGGGCGTCAAAGCCTATAGGGCAGGAAAGAAGTAGTGAATCGGGAATGTCGAAGGTGCAGGGAATTCGGCCAGGAGAATAAGAAGCCGTGCAAGGACCACTGCAGATATCCGCGTTTCTGAAAGTGTGTGTAGTGTGAAATTGTATATACCCTATATCATTGGTTTCTCCCTGAATTCTCCAGCCTATTGGTAATATATCATTGGTAATATCCCAGAAGTGCAGACGCATGCGTCTTTTGCGAAATAAAGTAGTATTCTATACTATTTCGTACAATTAGCCTTAAAACAGAGTTCTTTCTCGGTTTACTTCATTGAGGCTAAGCTGATTGGTTAGCGTTACGCCTGACGGTGTCCGGGAGCGAATACTCGTTTCTGCGGGAGACTGCCCAGATGATGTTGTAAATCGCTTCATTGCGCGAGCTGTGGCCACGATTAATGGCATAACTGGCGGAAACATCAATTCTCTGAGTTGCACGCAAGAGGAAGAAACTGCTGTTGGCAATTTGGCTGCGATCTATTGTGCCTGCCGAATTACCGGCGGATCCTCTTCAGGCTTGAGCTTTAGGGTTGGCGACTTGCAGGTTAGTGAGTCTCAGAACTCGAGCGCGCTTGAAACTGGGAACTTGACGTTTTTGCTGAATGAGGCGAAGGCTATCGTTGAGCGGCTTAGCGGTGCGGGTTTCAGGGTGGTGCAAGACTAAATGGTTGAGCAAGGAAGTTTAGGGGTTTTGGCGAAGTTCAAGGATCTGAAGTGGTGGCAAGCTACAGTCATGATCGTGTCGATATTGCTTGCTGCGGGCTTCGCAAGTTACTACGGAGCAAACGTCTCGGTCAACGTTCAACTCGATGCTAGGGTTGCTGAGCTTGAAGATTTTCTGCGCGTGACAATCAACAGCACGTTTTATACTACGCAAAAGGAGCATGCTTTTATCGTTTCGCCGGTTGTTAGTGGGGCTACTACGTATTACTGTATGCAGAACGGCACGGATGGGTTTCTCAAGTACTATAACACGAATAAGACTTTGGTTGAGCAGTTTGCACTTGGAAACTCGAGCTCTGGAACGGTGTTTTTGAAGGGCCTGCAGCATAATACAAGTCTTACGGTTCCCGCTAACGTCATGGTCATAGAGCAGTACCAGAATAAACTTCGATACTATAACGGACAGTTCTCAGCAGGATTTGTGACGGGAACCACGGCTCCGAGTAATCCAGAAATGGGACAGTGGTGGTATGACACAACAGCATACACATTGAAAATATGGAATGGAACGGATTGGGCGGCAAGTTCTGGAACTCAAGGATCACAAGGAGAAGCAGGAACGGTTGGAGGTTTGCCTTTTAGCTACATGGTTTTTGCCAATGCGACTAGCAACTACAGGGTGAATGGAACGACTGGAGCGATTGATTATTCAAGCACAAGTGCGGGGAACTCTATCAATTTTGCCCTCGGTAACTTGACATCGGGGAGAACTTGGAAAGAAAAGGTTGTGCCAAAGGGCCATTTTACGATTGACAAGCAAATTCTGATTAGAAACTACACGATTTTGGATTTGACGCAAGCATACTTTACCCTTTCAGCATCACTGAATTTGGGTTCTAATGGTGAAACTGGAAACGGTGGCGTTCATGGAATAATCTATAATACTGATGTCCCAGCGAGAGACATAGACATAATCGGCGGAACAATAGGAGAGAATGCAAACTCTCATAATAGCATCAGGCTTGAAAACGTTACAAAAGCAAACATCTACGGCGTAACATGCTATGACCATATCCATCTTGACAATGTAAGCGACAGTTTCATTCAGTACTGCACGCTTAAACCTCTAGCTAACATTGTTCCCCATAAATCACCAATGAACTGCACTATTCAATACAACAATATTGAAAACGGGCAAATCTACATTCATTGGATCAACTATAGAAGTACTTGGGGCGTTCCAGCAGACAACAATAAGATACTCTACAATCGCGTGTTTACAAGTACTAGGAATGATACTAGCATGATGCTCTTTGACTATTGCTATAACACAATGATTCAAGGAAATCAGATTTTCGTTAATGGTGCTGGAATCTACCTTTACATGGCGCACAATTCAACCATAATAGACAACTACATAAAAGACCTCTACATGAACAGCACGCAACACGGCATAGATTCAGCATTCACCAATTACCAAGACCGTTCTGGAAACATCATTGTTGGTTTTGCTATTGGGTTCACATTTGACAGTTCAGGATCAGCGACAGTCGCGAGAAACCGTTTTCTTGATTGCGACATTGGAATAGGAAGTTACACTCCGCCATCATACAGAAGATTTGAGGTTACAGGAAACCTCTTTTTCAACTGTGGTATGGGCTTGGAACTTAAAGGCTATTATGCAAATGTTATTGGCAATACATTCCAAAACTGCTCAACGGGCATTTGGATTGGCTCAGTTGGGCAAGGTAATCTGATAGATGGTAATACCTTTACATGGTGTACATCACCTATCTACATGCGAAACCAATGCATAGACAACCAAATAATCAACAACGGGTTTTTCAATAACACTGAAGCTGCAATACAGTTTTGGGCAGGCGGTTCAAATAACACTATTCGTGGAAACACCATAAAATACAATCTTGGCGACGGAATCGATTTTCACGGCGGAGATGGAATAGACCAAAACGAGAATATCATAGAAGACAATGTAATCGAATACAATGGAGACGCTTCTGGCGAATATGGCATTGATTTGTATGCGTACTGTGACAACAATATCATAAAGAACAATTATCTTCGGGGCAACTATGCAGGACAAATTAGAATCGTCAACAACAACTGTGCTGGCAACATCATCGAATACAACAACATAACTGGAACACTCACAAACAGCGGAACAAGCACCATTATCCGATATAATAGAGGTTATGTCACCGAATGCTCTAATGCTGCTGTAAACGGTACAGCGACAACTTTCACGATTACGCATGGATTGGCAGCAACGCCTGTAATCGTGTTTTGCAGTTTCAACACAAGCGGATTCACCTACAGTTGGACGGTGACAAGCTCAACGATAACGGTGACGCTCAGTGATCCAAGTGCAGATGCCACACAAATAATCTGCTATTACGAAGCGAGAACATGGAACTATTCATAGGTTGCGTGTTTTATGCTTGCCAAACTCCGAATCGCTCTCGTCGCAATCGGAATCCTACTTCTCTCCTTTCTCCCCCTAGCCGCCAATGCCAGCGTCACAGTAATAGGGTGAATGACTATGCCAGTTAAACATAATAAGCAAACGGCAATCGCGGATAACGCTCTCTACGACGTGTCAAAGGATGAATGGAATGAACCTCACACTGTTGACAGTGGAGAAGCTACTGTAGTCTCGGGAGAGACTTACGTTGATAAGGCGCATGGATTAAGCTTAACGCCAGACATAAACAAGATCAAGCTTACTCCGAAAGACGATCTCGGCGGAAGAAGCTACTGGATAAGCGATGTCGGCGGCACAACTTTCCGAGTTAACATTGGCAGCATGGACATGGTTGATCACGTCTTCGGGTATGTAATCCTCTAATGTCAACTGCCATATTTGACCCCGCAATCTTTGACCGAGCGATCTTTGACGTTAGCGGCCTCGCGGGTATCGCTGCGCGTGACGCTTATCTTGATTTTGTGATGCATTACGCGCCCTGGTTCTATGTTATTACTACGGCATTGGCTGCAGATCCTCCGGCTGGCCAGAAGAACGTGACTGTTGCTAATGGAGCTTTGTTTAGTGCTGGCATGCCTGTCGAGATTAAGGATAGCGCTCACAGCGAGTGGAATACTGTTGATAGCGTTGCCGGCAACGTTGTGACTATGGTAGACAACTTAGGTTATACGTACTATGTGGCGAAGGGCGGAACTGTTGATCATCCGGACATCGCTTATGGGAAAGGCTCTATGGCTTGTGCGTTTGCCATCGAATTTCTGTATGATGCCTATTCAGCGAGTAAGTACCAGGTTCTTCAAGGCGTCATTCTCGGGAAGATAATTCAGCTTGCTGATTGGCTTTTGGTTCAGCAGTGTGTGGATCCTGCGAAGTATGCTTACGGCGGCTTCGTGAGCGTTGAGAGTGGCACTGAGTACTGGAGTGTTGACGCTGGACGCTGCATTCCCGCGCTTTTGAAGGCCTATGCCCTAACGAACACTCTTGGATATCTGAATGGTGCGAAACTTGCGGGCTATACGTTCCTCTATACAATGCAAACGCAACCCGCAATTCTCGGCATTCACGACCGGTACTATGGCGGCTTTGCGAACAAGGTCACGATCTCAGACACTTGGGACACCATTATGTCGATTGAGAATTTGTACTGCTTGATCGGACTCAAAATGCTGAATGATACTTACGATGCGGCTAATGCTGAAGTATACACGGCAATGATGGTTAATGCAGCAGCGTTTCTGCGTGACGGGTTCGAGCAGTTATACTTGTATTATCAGCCTCCGCCTTCCGGTTCGGGTGTTTGGTATCGCGTAGGTCTCAGCAACACCGAGATTTATGATGATCCTGTTAGCTTTGCGCTCTTAGGACTTTACACCTATGAAGCCTGGAGCCTCAGCTGTCAGCGAGTCTACAATTTTCTTGAAGCTATCCGAGCTAGTGGATCCCACCCGGCTTACTGGCCTGAGATCTGCTGGCCAGGCTACGTCGATGTAGTGACGAGGTTCCCAGCATGTGCCTATTACGATGCGATCACAAGCGGGATCCTCTGGAAAATCAGGAAAGAAAGGGATCCTCCGAGTTTCAAGCTTGCTTATGACGTGATCACAAAGTACAGTAGCGAATTCATGTTTTGGGGTCCGCTTTTCACGGATTATAGCCCAGTCACCGCTCAGAAAGCTATGGCAAACGTCACTTGGCTGGCTCATATGTTTCTCAACTACATCGAGCCTTTGACGAAGTTTACGCGGATCCTCAATGACAAGGGCGAAAGCGTGTTGCTTTATCCTGTGCAGCAGGCCGTGGAGACTGTGAGTTACGGCGATCCCCTGGACATTAATGCCGTAGTTTCGCCAGTGAGGGTTGAAGAGGTGATCCTTGAAGCAGGATATCTCCTCAATGACTATCTAGCGTTTTATACGTTCATCCCCGTGCGCGTCCGTGATAGAATTCGAAGGCAGGGAGAAGATTATGAGCTGCAGTCTGTCACGCCGTTCACCTTTGCAAAGGAGCGTATCTACTTCAAATCGGTTGCCAGGAGGCTCCTCGGACAATGACAGAAAGCGAGAATCCTATTGATACTCTCGTGCGGCTGGTCTCTTCGCTGATCTATGTTGTGAAAGATAATGCTGCAGTAGCAAGCCTTCTCGTGACTCAAGGGAACTATGACCGTGAGCTTTTGAAAGGGTATGATGGGCAGATTACGCTTTCGCAAAGCGATGGCGGAGATGAACGTTTAAGCACGGATGGCCGTTTGAGGCGGGAATTCGCTCTTGTGAAGCTTGGCGTTTACACTGTAGATAAGGCGATGCCTGGAAGCGATCCGGGCAAAGTGATGCGTGACAAGATCGGCGCGGAGATCAAGCGAATCATCCGCGACTACCGTAACTTGCCATATCAAACGACGTACAGTTTTAATGGGCTTGGATATCCAAGTGGTGATCCTCACAAGGCTTCCGATGCTACTGCAGCAACTGAACTTGTGCCGTCGAGCACGTCGTGGGCTGAGCTCTCGGTGGCGAATTATGAGAAGATCTGGTCCAGCGACGACGTCCGCCACAGCAAAAGCACTAGCGTTAGGCTTGAGTATGCTTTGATGCTTTTCAAGCTTAAGTTGGCTCCAAGAGAGCAATGTATCAAGAGTATCGTGCTTAGTTTTGAGGGTTACGGCACGGCTCCAGATGGTGATGGCGTTGCACTTTTGGTTTGGAATCACGTGACTTCTGTTTGGGAGCATGGCGTATGGAATATAGCTGCGTCGGATGAGACGTTAACCCTTACGCTTAGTTCAGGCATTATGGATCATGTTGACTCAAACGGTTACGTGTACTTTTTGGCGAGGACACGAATGCCCTATCTATGGATAAAACACGAAGCATGCGAAACAGGCGATAATGCGTATGCAGTGGTTCATCAGACTGCTTGGAAGGGGCAGACTTTTACTCCTGATGTTGCGCATACGATAATAGCTGTTGGGTTGAAACTTTCTAAGTTTGGTAATCCTACTGCGCCTATTGCGGTGAGTATTAGAGCTACGGATGGCGGTGGCAAACCGGTTGGGGCTGACTTGTGTTCTGGTACTCTTGATCCAGCGTTGATTCCTTCGGCGCCTGATGGCGACCCTGGTGCATGGTATATGATAACGTTGGGCGCTGGCTGTCCGCTGTCTCTCGGTGTTAAATACGCTATTATCTTGCACATGGACGGCGGGGATCCTGCCAATGAGATTCAGTGGCGCATGAATACTGATGCGCCTTATGCTGGGGGCAATTTATGCTACAGCGGTAATGGTACAACTTGGTATTCCGCTTCTGATGATACGATGTTTGCGGAATACAGTGCTCCAGCTGCACCTGCAATTTTGTACTGCGATTACATGCAGTGCGTGATTCAGGTCCAGGGCATAACACACGTGAATTTCCAAAGTTTCAGAAATATTTTGGTTACTGATGTGAAGCCGTACCTCTACAGCACCGAGTTTCTGTTGAAGGCATGGCTGATCGTAACATTAACTTGAATGGAGAAAAACGAAAATGGTTGAGACCTATGGGACGGATGAAGAGCGGTTCTACTACGTCACCGAAACAGTATTCGGAACAACACCTACGAATCCTGCGATGCTGAGCGCGCCGTGCGAGAGCATTGACCCGGGTTTGGATCCCGGCAACATAAAGTTGCGAGGGGCTGGTAGCTACGATTTGTGGGCGATCAAGAAGGGGCTACGCAAGCCTAGCCTGAAGATTGCGTATATACTGCCTACTGATAGTATGATTAACCTTCTCCAGTGGGCGAAGACAGACCTGCACAAGAGCCTGAGTTGCCAGGTGATCTATTGGAAAGGAGCCTTTGCTTCTGCCACGGATATTATCTCGCTCTTGTTCAAGGGTATGCGGATCAGCAAAGTCTCTGTTGGGTGCAGTATCGAGGATGTCATAAAAGCTACTATGGAGTTTGAGGGGCAGGATCTTGAGACGGGCACAGCGAAGATCAGCGGAGGCACATACACTGATTATAACGGAGCTTTACCTTTCAACTTATCTTGGGTGAAGAAAGACACCGTAGCTGTTGACAGGGTAACGGACTGGAAGTTTGACGTTGTTAACGGCGTCAAACGTGTTCCGGTGATTCGTTCAAGTAATGGCCATCTTGCAAAGTATCTGCCGTTTGGCCAAAGAGACCTAAGCGGGGAATTGGCGTTTGAATTCGAGAGTAAGGCTGAGATGGATGAGGTTCTGGCTGATACAGAGTTTGATCTTGAGTTCGGGTTAGGCGGGATATCGAAGGCGAGTTTTCCTGACTGCAAATGGGACGGCGTAACTCATTCGCACTGGCTTGAGGATCTGATTTGTGCCAAAGCAAAGTTCGTGTCGAAAGGTCCACTGGCCATAAATTGAGGTGCATGGTGATGGAGAATAGGACTATTGCTGTTATCGCTCTGATTCTGGTAGTTAGTGTAGCCATAACAGTATCTCTTTCTGCGCTTTCTACTGTGTACAAGATCCAAAATACGGCTCAACTCAAGACAGTAGGCGTCACGGTTTTCAGTGATGCAAACTGTACCCAGAAGCTTCTGAACATTACTTGGGGCATTTTAGGTCCAGGCGAAAACAAGAACTTCTCCTGTTACGTGCGCAGCGACAGCAACACACCGGTAAATCTGTCGATGCACACTGAGAACTGGCAACCCGCAAACATCACAAGTTGGACTTCTATTTCGTGGAGTCTCGAAGGCTTCACGCTACAACCGAATGCGTCTGCGCCGACGGCCTTGATGCTTGCTGTTAACGGTTCGATTCCGCTTGGCTTTTCGAGTTTCAGCTTTGATATAGTCTTCGTTGGGAGCGGATAGCATGCAGACTGAAAAAGTTGAGGTTGACAGCCGTTTCGGCCCCGAGTTTGCTGGGATCTACGAGTTTAGGCAGGTAAGCCAAGGCGAATATGAAGACGTGCTTTTGAGTTTCATGGATGCTCTCGGGAAAATCGCAAAGAAGGACCTGCTTAAAGTCAACAGGAAAATGCTCTGGATAAGTCTCATCCAGCAGCCGCCCCAGAAACCCTTGACTGCGGAGCTACTCTTGAAGGGAGATATCCCGCATGGACTTTCTACGAGGCTTCAGGAAGCCTATGATAAAGCTAACGGCTTGACTCCTGAAGAAACGCGTTTTTTATCCTCGCAATCAGACGCGGAACCCCAGACGCAAGACTCACAAAGTTCGCCTTCTGCGAAAGATTCCACTGGACCGAAACAGAGTACCGCCGAACCAGCCGAAAAACAGTCGCCGAGTTCACCGTAACTCTGAATACGATTAATGAAATTGCGGAGGAAAAGGCGCGAGAGGCTGAAAAAGAGGCAAAAAGAAGCCGTTAGGTGTCTGTGGATGTCTGTTGAAGTGACCTGCGACGTCGAAGGGATTGGCGAATTCCAAGCTGCTATGCAGCGTTTCGATAGCGGAATGCAGGAGCAAGTACACCGCTTCCTGGCAAGCTGGGTTGCCGACGTCAAGGCTGCTGCGATGCGAAGCGTTCCGGTGCGAACAGGGCATTTGCGGTCAACGATCTACGCAACTATACGGGAATGGGTTGCGAACGTAGGCGCGGATGCTACTTACGCGCTCTTCGTGGAGCTTGGTACAGTCCACATGCGCGCACAGCCGTACCTGTACCCTGCTATCCAGCAGTATTTGCCGTCTCTTGAATTCAACATTGTTGGAGCGATTGAACAGGCGAAAGCGGAGGCAGGCCTGCAGTGAGCTTCCGTGAAATCGCAATCACGATTCGTGCAGTCAACCGAGCTAGTGCTCAGTTTGCCAAAGTCCAAACGGATGCGGAAAGCTTGGCTTTGCGGATTAAGAGCCTTGGCGCAGTCATGGCAGGCTTGGGCGCTGCTGGAACAGCTATCGGGCATATCGCCCACGAATTCGGCCTACTGAACGATGCTCAGGCCAGGGTTTTCAATTCGGCTATGATGGTCGTTACGGTAATGGGCATGTTCATGCGCACGAGTTGGGGCGTGGCCGTAGCTCAGAAAGTTTACGCAGCTGCATGCTGGATCGCAAGCGCTGCGCAGAGCGCGTTGAACATTAGCTTTGCAACCTTCCTGGCTCTCACTGGTGTGGGGATCGCTGTGATCGTAGCGGCTGCTGCTGCGATGTGGAGCTTTGCCAATAGCATGAATAGTGCTACGGCTTCGGTTCAGAACTTCAATAGTGCCGCTAGCGAGGTTCCGAAGGGTGGCAGGAGTATTCAGCGGGCTGGCGAGATGGATCTGGCGCGGAAGGGGATGACTTAGCCGTGAGCGTTACGGATCCGAGTCTTTACATTTTTCTCGGTTCTGTCAATCCGCCACAGGGCGACGTCGTAAGCCTCAAAGTTGTCCTCGGCTGCACTGGCGAAGTAAGCAGTTATGAGCTTTTGATGCAGAACTGGGATAAGAAGTACAGTCCATCAGGCACTTATCCGATCGTGGAGGGTTCAGCGGCTACGATTAGCGTGGGGCGAGGCGCGAGTTGTCCGCTCTTGCTCACTGGGAAAGTTGAGAAAATAACGTATCCTTCGATGCCTACTGAGCATCATATCAAGGTTTTGGGGCGTTGTGTCGGGAAAAGCCTCTTCAGCAAGCGCGTCACGAAAACTTACACTTCGCAGAAGGGCGAGGCGATAGTGAAGGATATCATTGATACCTATGTTGGATTGAGTCATAACCGCAGCGGAGAGCTCATCGAAAACACAGACACAACATATACTCTTCTGGAGTATTCCGACACGCCAGTCATAGACATTCTGAACTATATCGCCTCGACTGCAGACAAGTCAGGCGTAATCGGGTTTGATTTCCGCGTTGCTCCTGACGGCAAATTCGAGTTTTTCCAACGGAACAGCAAGACAAGTAGCGTTAGCCTGAGCGAGAAGATTGAGGAAAGCGATTACACGAAAGATTCTCTCAGAGTACGGAATAAGATTACGATCTACGGCGCCGCTGACAAGAGCACTCCGCTTGATAAGGATTCTTGGACTGACGGCACTTTAAACCAACTTCAGAATGACGATGACGAAGAGATCCATCAGTTGACTGCCTACAAACTTGTTGGCACAGTGGTTTTTGATCCTGCAACTGGCAACCGCGCTTACCTTAGGACTGTGAACCTGAAAGTCAAAGTTTCAGTAGTACCAGCACAAGGTAAATGCAAAATTACTTATCAGAAGGAAGGCGGTGCAGAGACAAATATTGTCACGGACGAAACCTTCACGAACACGGATTATGCTCTGATGCAGCATACTAGCGTGAATATCTGGGGTGACGCTGGCAAGGATGTCACAGTGCGATTCTATACGCTCATTGATAATGCGAGCTACTGGGTTTATTCGAAAGAGCATAGGGCATTTGCGGATATCCTTG